CCCCGCCCACCTTGAAGAAGGCTGGATCGTTATGAAGAGTGCTACGAAAGAGGCCAACGTGAGCGAAGAAGTTTTGATGGATCCAAGTCTGGAAGAGGCTTATATTGAGCGTGTAGTTGAACTTGAGAAGGCTCTTGAAGCCTCCCACGCTCAAATTGAACAGTTGCAAAAAGCTGCTGTTGAAGTCGAAGTTGAAGACGATGAAGAAGAAATGGATGAAGAGGAAGAGATTATGAAGTCTCTCCCACAGCCAGTTCGCGAAATGCTTGCAAAAGCTGCTGATGAGGCTGCTTATGCGAAGGAAGAACTCCGCAAAGAGCGTGAGTCTCGCCGCGATGAAGAGTTTGTTCAGAAGGCCGCTGGTTGGTCACATTTGACCGTTGATGCCAAGGATCTTGGCCCAGCACTACGCCGTTTGACTGACATTGATGCGAACCTCGCAGGTCAGGTCGAAAAGGCTTTGTCGGCTGCTAATGCACAGGCAGAATCAGCCTCAATCTTTGATGAAATCGGTCGTGGAAGCCGCCCGGATGACGGTTCGGCTTATGCGAAGGTTGAATCAATGGCAAAGGCCGCTGTAAACAGCGGTGAATACAGCACGATGGAACAAGCAGTTGCTTCAATCGTTACCAAGAACCCTGATCTCTACGCGGCATACCGCGCCGAGCAACGCTAATTCCCCGGAGGAAATAGAACAATGGCATACGAAATCTCCAATTACACCCTCAAAATCAGCCTTGAGGCTGGCGCAGACCTTAGTGCTGCACAGTACAAGTTTGTGAAAATCTCAAGCGGTAAAGCAGTTGTTTGTTCAGCTGCAACCGACGTTCCAGTTGGTGTTCTTCAGAACAGCCCAACTTCGGGTCAGGAAGCTTCCATCACGGTTGCTGGTGGCACGAAACTCGTTTCCTCAGCAAGCATTAGCGCAGGTGCTGTAATCGGCACCAACAACGCTGGTAAGGCTGATGCGAAGACAGCAGGAACCGACACCACCGAATATGCAGTTGGCCAAGTAATCCTTGGTGCAGGTGCAGACGGCGAAATCCTCACAGCAGTAATCAACTGTGCAAGCCCAACTCGCGCAGCATAATCACAGGAGCAAATAGACATGCCACAGCCAACCCAAAATCAGGTTCACGTAGATGCGATCTTGACCAATATCTCGGTCGCCTACTTTCAACAGAACCAAAACTTCATCGCAACACGGGTATTCCCTGTAGTTCCTGTATCAAAGCAGAGCGACAAGTTCTTCACCTACACCAAGAACGACTGGTTCCGTGACGAGGCTCAACGCCGTGCAGACGCAACCGAGTCAGCAGGTGGCGGTTACAACCTCTCGACAGACAGCTATCAGGCTGATGTTTATGCGTTCCACAAGGACATTGGTGACCAGACCCGTGCAAACGCTGACGCTCCAATCAACGTAGATCGTGAAGCAGCTGAGTTCGTAACCTCACGCCTTCTTCTGAAGATGGAAACCCAGTTCGTTTCCAACTACTTCACAACTGGCGTATGGGGAACAGACACCACTCCAAGCAACCTTTGGAGCGACTACACCTCGTCAGACCCAATCGGTGACATTGAATCAGGTAAGCGCGCAATTTTGAGCGTGACCGGGTACGAGCCAAACACCTTGGTGCTTGGTTACGACGTGTTCATCCAATTGAAGAACCACCCAGATCTCGTTGACCGTATCAAGTACACCTCAAGCAATGTCCTCACCGAAGATGTGATGGCAAGCTTGTTCGGTGTGCCACGCGTTATGGTCGCTAAGAGCGTCAAGGCCACGAACAACGAAGGCGGCACCGCTGCTTATGCGTTCAACTACGGCAAGAACGCCCTTTTGACCTACTCCGCTCCATCGGCAGGACTCCTCCAGCCTTCAGGCGGTTACATCATGTCGTGGACTGGTGTTTCAGGTGGCTTGAACCAGACTGTTGGTGTATCGCGTATGCGTATGGAACAGTACAAGGCTGACCGTATTGAAGCCGAAGTTGCATTCGACATGAAGGTGATCGGTTCAGACCTCGGTTACTTCTTCTCAGCTTGCGTAGCTTAGTTAGGAGCCGATAATGGCAAACAGACTTACTAAAGGCAAAGCACTTTTTGGTGCTGTGCGTTCAAACGGCCCTGTCCGTGCTAAGTCGCTTTCGGTTACGAAGGCTGCTAACACGGTTGCAGATGGTGGTTCAATGGTTATTTCGGCTGCTCAGGCTGTTACTGACGGAATTGTGTCAGCAACACCTACGCAAGCCCGGAACATCCAAGCACCTACTGCCGCTTCGATCGTTGCATTGCTTGGTGGTTATGCGGTTGGTGACACTTTTGAAGTCACGATCATTAACCTTGCGGCTTCAACTCATGCGTTGACGCTCACGGTGAATACTGGAACGACCATCGTTGGTTCGGCTGCTGTTTCAGCTGCTTCTAGCGGTACGTTCTTGGTTCGTGTGGCTTCATCAAGCGCAGTTGTGTTCTATCGCAAGTAACCTTCAAGTATTCTGACTTGATCAGACCTACCTGAAAGGCTTTTATGGCATACAGAGTTCTCAAACCAATTTCGGCAAGCGATGGATCAACTATCCCTACTGGCACCCTTGTGGATGCTGAGGGTTGGCGTAATGTTCGCCAGTTGGTTAACGGTCGTTTTTTGGCTGAGGTAATGGAAAAGACTATTTCTGTTGAACCTTCAGCCCCGGAAGAGGTTGTTGAAGCCCCTAAGCCGAAGGCCAAGAAGACCAAGATTCAAGAAGAAGGTAACTAATGACGATCTCTAACTACGGCGAACTCGCGTTCTTGGACACTCTTCGCAACGTTTCTTTTGCTGTTGCAAGCCCTTATGTCAAGTTGCATTTAGGTGATCCGGGTGAAAATGGCACAAGTAATCCTGCTGCTGAAACCACTCGTAAGTCAATTTCGTTTTCGGCTGCTTCAGCCGGGGCAATTGCTTCTTCTGCAACTGTGACTTGGACTAACGTTTCGACAACTGAGACTTATAGCCATTGGTCGTTGTGGGATGCGTCAACTTCGGGTAACTGCTTGTGGTCTGGTGCTTTTTCATCTTCAGCTGCTGTAACCGCTGGCGACACTTTTCAGATCACTTCGCTGACTCTGACCCTCGACTGATCGCGTAGCCCCTTGTGGCTATCGTCAACGCGTTCCTTCTAAATGACCCGGTTTACGGGATTTTAGATGGCACGTCAGGTGTTCTTAATGGACAGTTTCAGGAAACCGCTTCAGGTTCTGGCACAAGTGGTTCTTCTGCTGTTTGTCGGAATAGTACATCTAGCCGTTCTGCTACAGGTTCGGGTTCTGGTAGCGAATTAGCGACTGCTACCTTCAAACTTGTTGACGGGTTTACCCTTGATAATCCGTTATTAGGCAAATTAGATGGCGGTGGCGTTCTTAACGGCATACAGTCAATTGCTGCTTCCGGGAGCGGTCAAGGAACATCTGATGCGATTGTTGTACGAACCACGTTTGCGGCTGGTTCTAATAGTGGGCAGGGGGCAGAAACATCAGTTGGTGTAAGGGTTGTTGGGCGTACAGCTTCTGCTGATGCGATTGGCAACAGTTCGGCTAATGGTTTTGTTGGGGCAATTCGCACGGCTTCGGGTTCTGGTTCTTCTGATAGTTCAGTCACAGTTCTTCGATCCACGTTTATTGATGCGAATGGTTCAGGGTCTAGTGACTCGTTTATTGCTATTGCTTATGAGGCTTATCGTTCTGCCTATGGTGATGGTGGCTCTACCGCTAGTGACTCTGCTTCTGGTAATTACATTCGCGTTAGAACAGGTGCAAATACAGGCTCTAGTTCAGAGTCGGCGGCCAAAAAAACTACCCATATTCGAGCAGTTTCGGCTTCCGGGGCTGGAAGTGGTGATGCGAATGGTCTTATAACAAGGTCAAGGACTGCTAGTGGATCTGGTTTGGGTGATTCTTCGGCAGAGAAACTTCGCACAGTTTTAGGTGTTGGCTCAGATGTTGCTTTGGGTGATGGAAGTTCTGACGGTTTGCATATCAGTCCTCGTTCGGCCGCAGGTGATGGAACAAGCGGCTCGACAGCGATGCGTTTGAGGACAGTTCTTAGAGCGGTAACGGATTTGGCTTCTGGGAGCGCAACGGTTGTTGCTTTTGTAACGGCAATTAGGTCTGCTTCTGGAACTGGTTTGGGGGCAGCTTTGTCTGAAGGGCTAATAGATGTGCCAGTTTCATTTACAGAGGGATCAACGGATGTAACCGGGAATATCTCTTCTGTCACCACAACCTCGGTATCGCAAGGCATTGTGACGACTGGTAATAAACTCAGCGTCACATCTGTAGGTAAAACTGGAACCGTAACGTTAGGGCAATAATGGCTGAAGTAACCATCAAAAAAGGCGACCGTCTTCCTAAGTTGTCGCGCCAGTTCCTGACCGATGGTGCAGGCACAGATTTAACAGGTGCAACTGTCACTTTCAATATGTGGAATGTGGCTACTGATACTCAGGTGATTACTGACGGTGTTTGTACGGTTGTTACGGCTGCTACTGGAGAGGTCGAATACCCTTGGACTGCTACCGATGCGACTTTGGATGACGGATTCTATGTAGCTTCATTTACGGCAACTTTTAGCGGCCCTAGGAGGCTTACAGCACCGAACATCGGCATGATTACGGTGCAAATTGTGGCTCAAACAGCCTCTCAATGGTCGTATTCAGGTAATCCTTCAGCCCGGACATTGGACAAGGTGAGATTCTTGTGCGGGGATACTGATTCCGCAAACCAGCAGATTGCCGATGAAGAGATCTCATTTTTGCTTTCAGAATGGAACAATGATGCGTATTTGTCGGCCGCATTTGCTTGTGAAGCTATTGCTGGTAAGTACAGCGCGAAAAGTGATTATTCACGGAGCGTTGGTGATCTTTCAATTTCCACTCAATTTGGTGCTACAGCAAAGACCTTTTTGGATCGCGCTTCACGTTTGAGAACTACTGCTATGAGGGCCGCACCTCCTTCTCCTAATTGGGATGCGACTGGATTCCCGGTCACTTCAGAGTTCTCAATTGGTATGGGGCGTAATACAGGTTCTGGAATGGCTTATATTCCACCTATTCAGGACTTCCCAGAATGACCATTGAGGCCGCTTTCCTTGAAATGATGCCTTCCGAGGTAACCGTTTACCCGAAATCATCTATGGATGCGTATGGAAAGTTCACTTTCTCTGCTACTGGAACTGCAACTAATTGCCGAGTTATGGAAACTGGTCGAGTGGTTAAATCGGCTGACGGGCGTGATGTTTACGAAGTTGGAACGATCATTTTCTACGGAAACCCAACAATTACAACGGATTCCAAGATTTTGTTACCTGACGGTAGTTCTCCTTTGATTCTTTCTGTGCAGGTTTACAACGATGACACCGGGACTCACCACACAACTGTGTCGTTTGGTAACTGATATGGCGCGTAAACAGGTTGTTTATGTGGATGGTCTTACGTCGGTTATTTC